TCATTTTAATATAAGTTTTTTAATTGATAAAGATCCATCAATATTTGTTTCTAACTCTGCCATAGATTTTATACATTGGTATTTTATATTACCACCAACTTTTAAACCACGTTTAGCAACGCGTGCCCCTGCTAAACATTCAGACATTGAAGTCTGTATACGAGCTTCATTAATTTCTCCTCCTATTATCATTAGTAAAGCTACCACCATTTCTGTCATTGATGGCTCCCGTTTGCTCTAACTTTATCTTTTAATGCTTCTACATCAGACAATAGTTTTTCTAATTGTTTTTGAGTAAATTCTATATTGACTTTGTTTGTCATGTTTTGTTCTTGATTTTTTTGTAACTTCTCTACGTCAGAAAAAAGTGCCTCCAACAACATGTACTGTTCCTGGTCCGTGGGCAGTTGTTCACTTTTCTTTAACAAATCAGCTTGAAACAACTCACGTGATGTCTCTAACGATGTGAGTCTAGCTGTAATCTCTGTGTATGCGAACACGCCAGCTACAACGCCCGCGATTATCATGAGCATGTTCTTGACAGGCATGCTTACAGAAGTATTCTCGCTTATTTTCATCTAGGTCCTTGCCAGTCCTCTGGTTTTATATAGTTCTCTTCTTTATATTTTGCTGCTGCTTCTTGTTCTGCTTTTAATTTAGCTTCTTCTTCGTCAATTTTTTGTCTGTCATCCATACGTTTTACATATGTTTTATAATCTGGTCTTTCATGATCGTACTTAGACCACAATGCCTCTGCTTCTTTACCTATCTTACCATCTATTGGACATGGTGTGCCTGCCTGGATCATAGACTCAAAGACTCTTTCGTCTTGACATAGTATTGCTACAGCTGCAACTTTCATACCAAAGTCATTTAGTATTCTTGCTAGTTTTAATCTTTCACAATTCTTATCTATTGTGTGTTTACCACCACTTACACCTAAACCAAATGTTTGAACTCCAAGAGATACACCTACAGCACAAACATCTTGTGTCATAGAGTTGTACGATGGTGCACTAGAACTTGGCGGTGCAGATTTTACATTAGAGTTTGTTGTACTGTTTGTTGTACTATTAGAACTTGATCCAGATTGGTATGTTGTTGTAGCAGTTGATGTATAACCACCCTCAATAGCTGTGTTAGATCCTGAAGTATTTGTTTGCGTTGAACCTGGGTAAGCTGGTCCTACCCATGCTACCAAACATAATAAAATAATTAATATGCCCGTAAAATAATAGTTCATCTTGGCAGTCTCCATTACTAAACTGCCTCTCTACAACCGGGACAAGTTTTTTTATAACCATCAGGATGTTTTTCACAAACGATTGGTGTTATTAATTCCAACGCATCTTCTTCACATTTACAAAATTTACCAAAAAATTTTTCAATAAATGATTTAATCCATTTTTTAATCATTTTTCTTTTCCTCTATTTCGTAAAAAAAATTGTCAGTGTCCTCTGTTTTCCACTGTCCAGTATCTTCTACGTTCCATTCAGAAGTTTGTACCTTCCAATCAGGAATGTTATCTTTTACAGTAAAAGATGGTATATCCCATATTAATCTGTTGTTTGGCTGTGCCGCATAGTTGCCATCATCTAACGCAAGTATGTGTGCGCACTTGTGTTCGTGCGGGATCTCGGAGTGATCAGTATCTACTATATTACTCTCTGGATGTGCAAAGTCAACGGTAAATAAATATTTTCCGTGATGCCACTTCTTATCTTTTCCTATGTATTTGCCAGCTTGTCCGTCTAGAATATCAAAACTAGTAATAGAAGGGTAATAACTAAAACAATTCCACAGTTCCAGTTCATCCAATCTTCTAATTGGAACTTCTTCTGGCCTGTAACCACGCTGTATAAAAGCTGATATGGGTAGACGATAAAAGATAGCACCGTTTTCCATGATGGCATGGAAGAGAATTGGTCTGCCAGTGATTCCGGCAATAGCGAAGATAATACAGTCTTCAACTTCTCCATGATGTTTTTTAAGATCATATAAATACTCCTTTTTTATTTGCGCGTATTGTACAGGAATATTTGCATTTAAGTAAGCCATAAATTATCCTCATTTTATACTTCCCCAGTTAGGACCTGATTCGTAGTCAACTTTGTTAGGGACTTCTAGATTAACAGCATTCTCCATAATCTCAACAATTTTATCTGCGTTACCGTCGACAGATATATCTAACTCATCATGAACTTGTATGTGTGGTGTGATACCTTCTTTATATAATTCTATCATTGCCTTCTTTGTCATGTCAGCAGCTGATCCTTGTATCAATTTATTTAATGCTTTGTATGTGTATGCACGTTTGATCCCTGGTCCGTGTTCCGCGAGTGCTGCATCGTGAGGCAATGCTTTATGTATACCGAATTGATTTGGTTCCCATAGATGAAACCTACACAACCTACCAAGTAAAGTTCTAATCTTACCAGAGTCTTGTGCTCTGTGCATTACATTATCCATCAGTTGTTTTACAAATGGAACTTTGTTGTGGTATTGTCTAAACAAACTATCTGATTTATCTTTTGATATACCAAGTTCTGCTTGTAGTTTATTTTTACCCATGCCGTAAAACAGACCAAGATTTATAGTCTTAGCTTGTGATCTAGGTATGTCAGCCATCTCAGCTACAATACTATGAAAGTCTGCATCACCTTCATTATATGCATCTAAAACCTCTCCAGAGCCATACAGATTCTGTAAAGCAGCATAATGCACTACCAACCTAGGCTCCTGCTGTGAATAGTCAAAACAACCCCATGTATGGCCCTCCTCGGGTATAAATAATGACCTGATCCGTGGTCCAAGGTCTTTGTTTCTTGCAGGAATTTGCTGTAAATTAGGGTTAGAATAACTAAATCTACCAGTCACAGTGCCACCATTATCGGATCTAAGTTGGTTTATCTCAGCATGTATTCTACCTTTATAAGAATGTTTTAATATGGTATCAATAAATGTGGTATGGGCTTTGTTGATTTCACGGGCCTGGGCAATTAGTTTTACCAGTGGGTGGGGGTGATTCTGTAAAAAATTTTTAGTAAAGGAAGGTGACTGTGTTTTCTCAGTTCTATCATAATCTAGTTTTAATTTATCGAACACTTGTGCAATCGATCTTGCAGCCCATATTTGAACGTCTACTTGTGTTTCTTTACCTACTTCTAGTAGGCATTGCTTTTCTTGTTCAACTAACTGTTGCTTTAATTTATGAGCAGCTTGAACGTCTACTCTTACTCCTAGGAAACGCATATCGACTAGGCAAGGAAAAAGTTCTGTCTCTAATGAAAAAATAGATTCTATATCTTGGGTGTATATTTCTTTTTGTAATTCTTTCCAAAGTTCTAATGTTATCTCTGCATCTTTTTCTGCGTATGCACCAACATAAATGGCAGGTAGTTTATACATTTCTGCCTTGGCGTCAATACCCCAATCTTTTGCAGCTGCATATAAATCACTTTCATTTTTACTTTTGCCGGTGTATCGTTTAGCACAATTGTTTAAGTCATAACGCATTTGATTTTCATCAACTAAGGCCGATGCAATCATCGTGTCAATAATACGTCCGTTAATACTTAAACCGAGTGCTCGTATCCAACACACGTCATACATGGCGTTGTGGAATATTTTGTCTGCAGGTGTTTTAAGAACAGATTGAAACCATCCTAAAACTTTTTTACGATCCATGTTACCACCGCCTTCGTGTGCGATAGGATAATAACCAGACCATCCTTCAACAGCAATAGCTATACCTACAACATCACCATTCTTAGATACACTACCAGATCCCATCTTTCTTAAATCAGGATCTTTAGTTTCTAAATCTATTGCAATCTCTTTGTGGTCAGATAAATCTGGAAAATTTTCTGGTGGTAGCCACTCTGTTGGTGGACTAAACATGGGTTTCTGTATCATTCAGTATCTTGTAATTTTTTTATTTCCAACTCGCAGTAGTGTATAATCTTTTCTAAGTCTTGTATACCATTTTTCAACTTGTACCTGCATACGTATTTTACAACATTGCCTTGAAAAAATGATAAATCATTTTTTGCAATAAACTCGTAAGGTTGAATAAAAAAATCTTTGTAGTGACTTCCTCCTATTTGTCGTTCTTGTGGAAACGCATCATCAAAATCATTTTTGTGTGTCATAGTATATATCCTTTGCTTTGTTTTTTAGGTTCTACAATATGTAAGTTTTCTTTTGTTCTAGTTGCACCAACATAGAACAAACGATTTTCATCATCTGGGTTTCTTTCATATGTATTCATTGTTGTTTGTGTTAGATCAGTTAGTAACAAAACATTGTCAGCTTCACCACCTTTTGCTGCATGAATAGTAGATAACTCTATTCTAGGTTTTGCATTTAACTTCTCACCATTTTTTCTCATCTTTCGTAGATAATTTATTTTTTGCTGTCCTGCATCATCAAATGCTTGATACCATTCACCATCAGTATTTAAATCATAATATTCTTTTAACATAGCTATGTCATATAAACTTTCTTTAGCCATGCCTTTTAATTTTTGTTTGTTAAAATTTTTATTTGACATGTATCTAGATATTTTTTCTAATTGTTTAAAATTTATTGGTTGACCTTTTCTTAAATTTTCCCAATCAATGGCTGCCTCTTGTAAATCTTTTTCGTAACTACGTTTGTGTCTTGATTCGTAGTAATAACCCTTACGATACAAAGAATCTTCTACTTCTTTTAACATGTGTTTTGTTCTACCCAGCACCAACCATTCACCTGATGACATGTCAACGCTGTCTACATCAAAATGTCTACGCAAACTACCCTCGTTTACTTTTGGTTGCCACTTCTTATCTATCCTGTTTCTAATTCTATTTATAATACCCATTGCAACACCATGCACTTTTGCAGGTATTCTAAACGATTGTGTTAGCGATAGATTTATCATCTGATCTTGCAATGCAATAAAAGAATCTACATCTGCACCAGCCCATTTAAATATAGCTTGGTCATCATCACCTGCAATAAATGTATCCTCTGTTTTATTCCAGATAGATTTTGTCATGTCCCACTGCATCAAAGATAGATCTTGTGCTTCATCAATAAACACAACGTCAAAGTTTGGTGACTTATCTGACTTTATAAAATTTAATATCATGTCATTAAAATCTATTAGGTTATATTCTTTTTTGTATCTCTGCAGCTCGTTATAAATAATTCTAAGTTTGTTTCTTTCTAAATCTTGTGTGTGTTCTTTTCTATCATACTGTTGCTCTGGTGTTATGTTTCTAAGTTGTGCCAGTTGTATTATTTGTAGATACTCACTGTCAGATGTAAATATTCCGTGGTCCTCTTGATGTTGTGCATATGCTACAGGAAAACCTAACTTCTTACCTAGATCTTTGTAGTGTCTTGCTTGCATAACTTGATCTTTTTTTAATCCTAGTTTTCTAAATGCTAGTGAATGCAATGTCCTAAAATATGGTAGATCATCTTCTGTATAATTAAATTGTTTCATTGCTCTATCTCTTGCTTCGTATGCAGCCTTCTGTGTAAAAGCAAAGTAACCAATCTTGTCTGGATCTGTTTCTTTTAGATAGCTATCAACTTTTTTTAATAAAGTTGTAGTCTTACCTGTGCCTGGTGGTCCTAATACTATTGTTTTCAAAAAACATCCTTTGGTTTTAATTCTTTTTGTGTGTAGTTGTCTGTTCGTTTATCAAATTGTTTTACTGCAAACACTGATATTCTTTCTTTACCAACTCTTTTATCCTCACAACTGCACGCCTCTTTTAACATCTGTGCTGTACGTTGATAATTAATATCCCATCTTTGTCTAATTAAAAAGTTATTAAAAAATTTATTAAATATAAAATGGTGATTACCATCGTTTGTCCATACACCACCGTTTTTAAGATCGTTTATGTCAGACCCTATGTGTCTATTTAAACAAAACTCTTCTAAGTGATTTCGTAATTGATCTTGTGTTGTTATACCTTCTGGTGGTTCTACTGGTTCGTGGTTCCTCATCAATGGGTTTATTATGTTTGCCCAGTCTTTTGGTTTAACAGTTGGTGGCATAAAATCTAGTTGCTCCATGACTGCTTCTTGAAATAAACTTTGTTGTTTTAGATACTTGACGTTTTCTAAAAATAATCTTTCACCATCAACGTTAAGATAATAATATGGTTTTTCTAATTTTATTTTTTGTAAGTCAGATAATAACGGAAAAGTTATCTCTTCTCCTATGCCATACTTACGACTCTTACATAATTTTTTATCACATAGATTACACATAGGAGTGTCGTTACACTTGTATCCCCAATCTTTTTTATCGTGTTGTCTTTTTATAATATCTATTTCTGATTCGCTTAGTGGACTTGTAGATGCATTTATATTAAACATTGTAAGTCTACTCTTCCATTCTGATGGCCATTTCTTTTTAGCATACACACCGTAATGAAACATAGAATTGTTACGTCCACCTTCTGGTATTTTGTTTAACGCCATAAGTTCTATACACGGTGGTGCATCATCATACTCTGATTTAGGTCTTTCTATTTTTACAAGATTAAGATCGTGTTGTTTTATTTGATCATAAATATGATAAAATTCTTTTAACGTTGCAGCTTCTCCGTTTTCTTTAAATGCATATCTTGTTGTGTCATCACCATTAAAATATGGTAGGTTTAAAAAATTACCTGTGTCGTCTTGTGATTTTAATCTAATTTGTTTTGGAAAAACTTCTGATGCGCCGTAGCCTAATAATGTTTTTATTTCTGTAAGTTTGTCTCTCATTCTTTCTGCTGATACGGGATTGACTGTAAACAGAAAGACGTGT